CTGCTGGTCGAGCCGGCCCCGCTGGTCGAGCCGGCCCCGCTGGTCGAGCCGGCCCCGCTGGTCGAGCCGGCCCCGCTGGTCGAGCCGGCCCCGCTGGTCGAGCCGGCCCTGCTGGTCGATCCGGCCCCGCTGGTCGAGCCGGCCCTGCTGGTCGATCCGGCCCTGCTGGTCGATCCGGCCCCGCTGGTCGAGCCGGCCCCGCTGGTCGAGCCGGCCCCGCTGGTCGAGCCGGCCCCGCTGGTCGAGCCGGCCCCGCTGGTCGAGCCGGCCCCGCTGGTCGAGCCGGCCCCGCTGGTCGAGCGCAAACTGCGTAAATGGCTATCCGTCAAAGGGTTAGCCAGTAAAATTCCTGGCAAGCGACGATCCCAAGAAAACATAAAATTTGTAAGTCGCTGATCGCTAAGGATTTAGCAATAGGGTATAGACAAATTTCCCTGACGAGCGACGATCCCAAGAAAACATAAAATTTGTAAGTCGCTGATTGCTAAGGATTTGCGAGGAAGGTATGGACACGCTAGGGTAAGGATGCGGACACATAAAAAGTTTCGTAAGCTGTTGATACACAAGGCTTTATGAAGCGGGGGGAGGGTCTAAGTTCCAGGGCCGAGCGGCGGACACCGCGCGCCAGTCAAATTTTAAGTAGCGACGAACAGGGCATTTTCTAAAATCTGTTCGCTGAAAAAATAGAAAAAATCTGAAAAAATGATTTTTGAATTAAGAACCTATTTACATTTTGTAAACAAGAAAGTAACATAAATGACCTAGATGTCCTAAGTAAATACCTAATTAATTTCAGATAAATAGGTTATTTCCTATGGACAAGGCGTCCTCGCTGCCACGATAAACTTGTTGGTTTCTTCAGAGGGCTGTCAATATGGCAGCGTAAAACTTTGATCATCAAGGACTTACAAAGCGCTGCCAAGATAACAGGTAACCCCAAGGGTTCGGCGGTAAAAGTAGAGAAGCATCGGGAGAAGAAAAAATTTATATAAGGAGAGGGATATAGGGGGTTACCTGGCAGCTTGGCAGAGTTTTCGTAACTCGTTGAAGTACAAGGAGTTAACCCCTGCCACGATAAGTGTCACAATAATATAACTGTTTTAACGCGGATTATATTAGTGGAAAATCAAGAATTAACGGATTTAACGCGGTGTCTTGGCCGCCCCAACCGGCGAGTAACAGATTTAACGCGGCCACTTGCCCCCACAACTCGTAGGGGAGCGGCAAGCACGGGAGCGCTACCGCGTTCACGCCCCATCGAAGGGCAATTGCGCATCCGTGCTTTACAAACTGACGAGAATGCGTCTCAATACGCTCATGGACTTGCCGACCCTTCGCAGAGAGAAACCCAAGCGGTTGCTCAACTTCCGCTTCCCTCCGTGGCACGCGGAAAGCTTGCGCATCCTCGCCCAGACTCGAGGGGAGTCTCAAACCGCCGCCATTCTGACGCTCATCGAGTATGCCGTTCAAACCAAGCCGACCTTGCCTTCACCCCGGGTGCCGAAAGCTCATCCAGATCGGCAGCTACTGCGATGAACACCGCCCCCCAGATCGTCCCGCGCGCTCTGTCGCCGACAAGATTCGCTCGTCCTACCGCTGGCGGCAGGTCCGGGAGGTCTTCCGTCTCAACCATCCGCTTTGCTGCGACCCCCTCGGCCTGCATCGCGGGTTCCCTGAACCGATGCAACACGTCCACCACGTCCTACCGCTGGAGACTCACCCTGATTTAGCTTTCACCGAAAGTAACCTGCGGCCCTTGTGCACCTCCTGCCATGCTGCGATCGAAGCGATGGAGCGTCAGGGGCAACCGACTCAACACCTTTTCCATGCCACCTCCCCGGAAACCGATTGATCAGCTTGCCCCCGACGCCTTGAGCAAAGCGCCCCGCCTCGCCAGGGCACGAGTGGCTGAGCCTGCTTACCCACCCTTGCAGCAGCTTGACCCGCCGGAGTGCCTAAGCCCTCGTGGGAAGGAGCACTGGGTGCACTATGCGGCCTTGCTGACCGAGCAGGACGTGCTGACCGAGGCGGACCGGCACACCTTGCTGCTTTACTGCAAATGCCTGGCCGACGAGGAGGAAGTCGCGAACACGATCCGGGTCGATGGATGGGTGATTCCGACCCAGAAGGACGGGATGATTCGTCACCCGCTTTGCACTTTGCTGACGACGCTCCGAACACAGATCAAAGGCTTTGCAGAGCAACTCGGGTTGTCACCTGCGTCTCGCGCGAGGACGAAGGGAGCGGCCCCAGAGAAGGAAGGAGAACCCGATGGTTTCGATGCAATTTGACGGGTACCCGCAGGTGCAGGAGGCGCACCAATACGCCCTCGACGTGGTCGAAGGGAGGCTGCCCGCGTGCCAGCATGCCCGCAGAGCCTGTCTAAGGCACCTTGCCGACCTTGAGAAGGCATCAGCAGGGTCAGGGTGGCCCTACGTGTTCGATCCCGCCAAGGCGAGCCGTCCTGTGCGGTTTATTGAGCTTCTGCCACACGTGAAGGGTAAGTGGGCACGATCGGACCCCAAGACCAAGAAGCCGTCTCGCCTCCTGCTTCAGCCGTGGCAGAAGTTCATCTTGTGTTCCATTTTCGGCTGGGTGCATCGGGATACCGGTTTGCGCCGGTTTCAGATGGCATCCATCTACATCCCCCGGAAGAATGGCAAATCGTCATTTGCGGCGGCAATCGGGCTGTTCATGCTGACGAAGGACGGCGAGCCGGGAGCGGAGGTGTATTGCGGCGCCACGACCGAGCGGCAGGCGTGGGAAGTGTTCGGCATGGCGCGGCAGATGTGCTTGGCTGAGCCGAAGCTACCCACCTCGACGGGGATGAAAGTGCTTGGGTCGGCCCTGATCATGCCGGACGGTGGAAAGTTCATGCCTGTCATCGGCAAGCCGGGTGACGGAGCGTCACCCCATTGCTTCATCGTGGACGAGTACCACGAGCACTTGGACAGCTCGCTTTTGGACACGATGAGGACGGGCACGGGCGCACGTGAGCAAGCCCTCGGCATCATCATTTCGACCGCTGGGGACAATCTGCGTGGCCCGTGCCGGGAAGACTGGCGCGACGTGGAAAAACTCCTCGCTGGGGATTACGAGGATGACACGAAGTTCGGGATCATTTTCTCTGCGGACGACGGGGACGATTGGACTATGGAGAGCACGCTCGTCAAAGCGAATCCGAATTGGGGCGTCTCCGTGTTGCCACAGGCATACCTGCCACTTCAGCAGCAGGCGATTCGCAAGGCGTCCGAACAGGCAGTGTTCAAGACGAAGCACTTGAACATGTGGGTAGGCGCAAAGGCGGGCTGGGCGAACATGCAGAAATGGGCTGCCTGTGCCGACCCGTCGATGACCTTGGACCAGTTCGATGGGGGACAATGCTGGATCGGGATCGATGCTGCTGCCAAGGTGGACGTGTTCAGCATGGTTGTGCTGTTCCAGCGGGGGGACAAAACTGCTTGCTTCGCCAAGCACTTTCTGCCAGAGGAGACCATCGAGTTGCCTGAGAATGCACATCTGCGAAAGTGGCGGGACGAGGGCTGGCTGACGCAAACAGAAGGCGCTCGCACGGACCAAGCTGTCGTTGAGCAGGTGCTCCGAGATTGGTCTCGTCGGTTCGCAATCGAGTGTGTCGCCTATGACCCGCGGGAGATGAACTACCTGATGGGCCGGGTGCAGTCATGGGCCGGGTTTGACATCGTGGAGGTTAATCAGGGACCAGCACACATGTCCGAGCCGATGAAGGAGCTTGAAGCGCTCATCGAAGAGGGGCGAATCGTGCACCAGAACGACCCGGTGCTTAATTGGATGATGTCGAACGTGGTGCGCAAACAGTCGCAGGGCACAGTGAAGTACTACTACCCATCGAAGGAGCGCGGGGATGCAAAGATCGACGGTGTGGTCGCGCTAATCATGGCCCTCGGGCGAAAGATGTTGCATGCACCCATCGACGTGGATTTTATCAGTTTCGGAGGAACCAACAAAAAGTCATGAGTTGTCAACGTCAGACGTCGATCAATCCGTTCGTTGGGAGGGAGGCAGGCATGAACTCCACTACGATGCGCAATATTGAGAGGATGTTCATGAATTACGAGGCCCGTCAGATGCGGCTTCTCAAACAGAGGGAGGAGATGCGCAGGGCAATCGCGGAAACCCGCATACCCCAACCTCGCAATGAATCTCGGGAGACGCAGGTTAAGAGTCCTCGGCTCTCCAAGTGGCAACGTGCGGCACTGCCTATTTTGGAGGCCATGAAGCCCGGCGATCACATCACACCGAGGCAGTTCCGCGAGATGCTCGGGTGTCATAAATCCCAAGCCTCGACGGTTCTCACGTGTTGCCTTGGGTTGGAGAAGAGAGACAAAATTTACGTTCGGAAGGACGCCCCGATCACCTTTCTTGACTTGAGGTGACATCTTTGTTACCCATTTGATTGTGCCAGCTACTGCACCACAATTCGATCGTCGCGTGGACCTATTGCGCCCCGTCAATGCCAAGGATGCTATGGGTGGGTTGAGCGTGACGTGGACGGTCGATTCAACTCGTTGGTGTCGTAAGGACGAATCCGGTGGGCGAGAAACGCGCCTCGCCGGGCAGATCAGGCAGGAGACGACGGCAGTATTCCTGTTCCGGTACTATCCTGACATCAATACGTCTTGGCGTATTCAGGAGGGCACCCGGTTGTGGGACATCGTGGCCGTTAAAGAAGTCGGGCGCAGGCAGTTTACCAGTGTGCAAGCAGCAGAAAGGTTCGGGCAATGAGTTTTCCAGCCTACACGCACAACCGCTTGGTTGCTGACGCACAGCTTATCTCGCTTGTGCCAGCCGACAGGATAAACTTTGGCACGAATGGAGAGCGGGTGCAAAGTCCATCCGTGTTCATGGACATCATCTCGTCGAACTTGGCGCCAATTATGGAGAACGGTACACCATCGTCGGCACGCAACGACAACTTCGAGTTGCAGGTGGTTGTCTACGCTCGGACGTTGTTCGATGCCTGGACGATTGCCGACAGGATTCGTTTTGTTCTTGAGTCAAGTCCGAATCCGTGCAAATACATTTGCCGTTCCCAAGAGAATACGCGAGAAGACTTCCCTGACCTTCAGGGGGTCATTTTGCGTCTTTCTGCTTGGTATCAATCAACCACACCCTCGAACTGAGACTGAGTCTCGCTTTCATCTATGCCTACTCGTTACACAGCTAAAGGAACCGAATTGCTCATCGGTTCCGCTACCCCGCCGGTCGTGGCACCCAATACTGTCGTCGCGCTGCTTCGCGATGGATCGTTCAAAGGTGCTGAGATTGGTTTGATCGACGTTTCGGTGCTCGCCGATGATTTTCGGGAGTTCCTGCCCGGACTAGGAGAACCGATGTCCGTTGACGCCGAGTTCATTTGGGACCCCGCCGACACCAACATGGCCACGATTCAGACCAACTGGCTGGCCAAGACGAAGATGACCTTCGGCTTGAGGTTCCCCGACGCGGGAACGGCAGTGCTTTGGTCGCAGGGCTGGGTGACCAATCTGACTGTTAACGCTGGACTCGACTCCGAGTTGGTGGCTACGGTCACGTTCTCTGGCACCGGTGCGCCGACCTTCGTCCCATGAGCACAGCCACTGTTCGGATCGGTGACAAGGACGTCGCCCTCGTGTGGGGATCGTTGGCGCGCATCCGGTTCTCGGGGCTTCCTGAGCCGGTGCGCACCGCCGGAGGAGCGCAAGCGCTCGCGGTGCTTCTTTGGTGCGCGGTGGCCGAGAAACCCAACCCGTTCCCGACTTGGGAGCACTTGGCTGACCAGTTGGACCTGTCCGACCTTTCAAAATACGACGAAGCTCTTGTGGCCATCATGCCACAAAAAAACGCCTAAGCCCCCAGCTTCGGGATTGGGCGTTTGCCCGTCTTGAGCTGGGGCTGAGCGATGCCGAGTACGACTTCCTTCCACATGACCGAGTCTCTGCTCTCATTGATGCTTGGAAGCGGAAGGAACGGAGGTTGGACCAGAGACACGCTGAACTCGTCTGTGCCATCTACAACTCTCAAGGTGTCAAATGCAAACCGTCCGACTTCCTCCCACCTGACCCAGACGACGTCCAGCCGATAGCTGCACGCAAAAACTACATCGAGGGGTTACGCAAGGCACATGAAAATCGACTTAAAGCCTCTGCACAAGCTGGAGCGAAAACTCCGGATGCTCAACCTCGCGGCACAGAAGCAGGTGCTGGCGAGGGGCATGAAGGAGGCGACAAGTCCGGTGGTGCCGCAGGCGCAACGCAAGCTGGAGCAGAATGATTCGATCGACACAGGCGCGCTTCGTGCGTCTATGACGAATGTCGTTCGTGTGTACCGCCAAGGGGAGCACTATTTGGGGCTTGTTGGACCTCGGACGGACTACTACGAGAGTGGTGTGCGGATAAAGAAGGAGCCAGGGGAGACGAAGGAAGAGTATCTGGAGCGCAATGCTGGTAAGCGCAAACCGGCGAACTACGCACACCTCGTGGAGTACGGGTTCATACATGCAAAGAGCGGCAAGCGTATTCCGCCTCGTCCGTTCCTGAAGCCTGCTTTCGAGCAAGAAGTGCCGCATATGCAGAAAACTCTCGCCGATGCCGTCGGTGAGGCCGCAACCAAAGCCTTCGAAGACCTGAAGAACCTCTGATGCAAATCGTTGCCGATTTTAGTGCGAGAGCGAATCTGGATGCTTCGGGATTCACCCGAGGCGCTGAGAAGCTGGCCGACTCGTTGGCGACGGCGCTCCGAGACAACGAGGTTGCGTTGTCGAAAATGCAGGGGCATTACCGTCGGGCGATGGAGGACTTCGTGCGTGCCTCCAACGTGCCGATGACATCCGGATCGCTGGCGAAGTTGATTCGCCAGTTTGAGAAGCTGGAGGAATCAGCAAAGATCGCCTTCGTGACCGCCAGTTCTCGTGTTGAGCAGGCGAGCATAGTTGACCCGAATCGTGGGTTGGCTGGTCGGCGTGTGGACATGCAGTTTCAGCAGCAGCAGGCTGAAGCGAACGCGCAGGCTGCCCGTGATGAGCAAACTTTGTTGGCGCGTAACGCCGCGATCGCTAGGGCCGACCTTGAGCAGAGGCAGAGGCTGAGTTCGCAATACTGGCAGCAGCAGTTCAGTTCGATCGACCGAGAGATCGCTGAGCGTCAGCGGTCGGGCATGGAGTTCTCAAAGCAGCTTCAGCGGCAAATGCAGCTTGAGGAGGCCAAGGCCGAAGAAGCCCGCAACACCGAGCGCGCTCTTTTTCAGCAGGCAGAGGCTATCAAGGAGGCGGTCAACCCGACGCTTCGTTTGGTTAAGTTGAGGGCAGAGCTTACCAAGCTGGTTGATCGTGGGCTTCTTTCCGACAAACAAGCAGCGGCCTACATGCAAATGCGTGCGCAGACGATCCAGTTTGAGGCTGGGTCGCGGGCGGCTTCGCGCTATGGCATGTATTTGCAGCAGGCCGGTTATCAGATTCAGGACTTCGCTGTTCAGGTTGCGAGCGGCACGAACGCACTAGTTGCATTTTCGCAGCAAGGCTCGCAGATGCTGGGCGTATTTGGTAGGTGGGGAGCTATTGCTGGTGCGGCGGTATCTCTCGGAGTGCTCATCTACCGCCTCTACAACATGGAGGATGCCGCTAAGAAGGCTAAAGATGCAATAGAGGCTTTGCGCCAAGAGCAAGAAAAGTTTGTGTCGCTCACTGACTCTAATCGCAAGCGAGACGTAGAACAGATGAGTCTTGCGGAGCAACGGGTTATTGCTGAGCGTGAGCTGACCGCTGCACTTGCAGAGCGACAACGCGCGGTTCATGCGCTTGTAACAGCTGGGAGACGGTTAGAAGCCTCCGAGTATTGGTCTTCTTCTCCACGGTCCAACCCTCGTAGGGGAGGACGACCTATGTTTGAGGTTAAGGAGCCATTGAGACTCCGGCGTGATAACACGCAGCAGCTGGCGGCATTCAAGCAAGCGGAAGCAGACGCAACAGCAGCAGCCAACAGAGCGTTGGAGCGGCAGAACGCTTTGCTTGAGATACAGAGAAAGACTGTGGAGCAGCTTAAGAGTGCTTCTGAGGAGCGCCTTCGTGATATGAAAGAGGCCGCAGATATAATGGCAAGTATGTCGTTCGATTTGATGACCCCTTCAGAGCAGATTGCCAGTTTAACTGATAAACTGAGATTTCTCGAAGAAGACGGCAAAAACGTCAGCAACAGTCCAGAAGCGGCAAAACTTGTCGTTCAACTCTACGAGCTTCAGAAAGCACAACAAGCGGCGGCAGATGCGATCAAAGCCAGTCTCGATCCTTTGTATGCTGAGGAGCAGCAGCGGAAGAGGCTCAACGACCTCGTGAAGCTTGGATTGCTTACAAACGAGGAAGTCGAGCAGTACTTGGCGAAGCAGCGCGGGAACGCCAATCGCGTGGAGGCAGCTAGGCAAACTCCTTTCAACGACATGGTTCGAAGGGGTTTGCTCCTTGGGACCGCAGCTGCTATGTCCACCGAGCCGGTTTTGGAGACCGAAGCAAAGAAGCAGACAGTTTACCTAGCCTCGATCGCTCGGTCGATGGAGATTTGGAGGAACTGACATGGCAATCAAAGTAACCGTTGCAGATTGTCTTGAGCACAATTTTCCGGTTTCTGAGGAGACTGAGAGCGGCAGCAAAGTCACGTGGTCCTACCAAGGCCCGGAGTCGATTCTAGACCCCGGCAAGCCCGCGATAGGCACTACTGGGTGGGCAGGTTTTTCCGGTGAGGTGACGAACGTTCGCTACGAGCCGATGACCGAACATTCGGCTGTGCCGCAGGCCCGCCTCATTGTAGAAGCCGAACAGAGATTTGACGCTGGCGGTGGGGGCATTACAGGTGCTTTGGCTGAGACCTCCTATGAGATTGAATGGGTCTCAGTATCGGAGGACGTTCGACGGCATGTTCTGTTTGCGAATCTGACTGAGGCAAAGTGGTCTGACTTGCGTGCTTGGGAGGATGAACAAGACCCGACTCTTCGCAAAGACCTGAAGTACAACAAGAAAGACTCTTCTGGTAACCCGACTGGAACGATAGTCACCTTATCTACAACTTGGTCCTCGGATGAACTGAAGCTACCTAGACTCATTTTGCAAGGTGTTGAGTCGTTCGCTCTCTATTCGCCGGTCATCCGGCGTATCCGCAGCTATGTTGGGGGGCCGCCGCCGACTTCTTCAGCAGGTCTCAAGGAGAACCCGCCGGGTGGCTTCCCGTCACTTCCGTCTGGCTGGGAGTGGATCAAATCAGCCGATCGGTCGATTCGCCAGTCGAGGCTGTCCCGTTGGACGAGGTCGGAGGAGTGGACGGGGGTGGACAAGGTGTTGCTTGACCGGAGCAACGTGTATTTGTCATGAACTTGCCTCCCTATCTGACCGGCGTCCCTCCTAACATCAAACGTTGGGCGGATCAGGTTGTGGATGCTATTCGGCAACTCCAGCCGATGCCGTCGCCGTCTCTGCGAGTCAAACGTTCGGCGAACGGCTGGAACGCGGAGGTCGTGAGGGATCGCGTGCTACCGGTTGGTGGGGGCGGGACGGTGACACCGGATGGTCCGTGGCAGATTCAGCTTACCGGTTCGGACGTTAAGGTCACCCTCGGGACGATCAACGGTTCGATTGCGACAAATTGGGATGCCACGCTGACCTTGCCTCCCTCGTCTGTCAGGCACGTCGTGGCAAACGTGACAACGTTCAACGGGGCCATCAGCACGATCACGCTTGCTTTAGAAGTCGATGCGCCTGCGCCCATCGCGGTGACGCAGGGAACCCCGCCTGTGACGTTTGCCGTGCTCGTTGGGATCGTTACGAATCAAGGTGGGGGTGTGGTGCGCCAAGTGCTTCTGCCGCGTAACGTACAAGCGAATGTTGTGGAAAGGTTTCGCACGTCGAAAACAAACCTTCTGGCGGGCGAGTTCCCGCTAGACATCTGGTACTCGTGGAACATTGCTCAACCTTGAACTATGTGGACCTGGCTTGCATCGACAACACGTTCTGGGCCGCTTCCGGGGACGACTAGGGAGGCTGATAGAGGCGAATTTTTACACGATCAGACTGATGTTCTTGGGAGTTTCAGTTTTCGGTCTGAATTGGATAGTACGGGCACTAGGACTAGTCAATCGGTTTCTTCGAGCATACGACAGAGAACACGTTCTGAAAACTACTCATGGCACACCGCTTCAGGAAACAATGGGTTTTCTTCTTACAGTGAATCCTATGAATCGTTTATGCGGTTAGAGCCAACACAAGTGTCGGCGAGCTTTTTTTCATCCTACCAAACTGGCCCTTCTTTTGCTTCTGTTAGCACTTCAACATCGAGCGCAATTACGTCTTTTTGGTCGGTAACTCATGTAGCTGGGACGATGTCTGTTTCCTACAGTGAATTTAGCGGCTCGATACTCTTGCATACTTTTTCGCAATCGTATGTTTCGTGGGCCACTTTTTCTGCGAATACTTGGGGCACTACGACTGAGTTTGACGCCACAGTTTCAGGGAATTCAACAACTTTCGTGGCTATTTCCTATTTTGCTTCTTCTAGTGTCCCGTTTTCGACGTTTACGACCTCTACTAATTTTGGCGGACCAAACGTCCCTAATTCAGTTCACATGGCAAGGCCAACGCAAAACACCACCACGGCGACCACGGTGCAAACCATCACCGGCTCCTCGTGGAACTCCACACTAAGCAGTTTCCAGCAGACAACATCGACTTCCTCCTCCATCACGTCGCAATTTGGCGGGAGCTACACTTTGAAATACACGACGGCTATACTGGCAGGCTCGGCGTACCCTTCGGACACTACAACAACTGTTTTACTTGCTCGCGCGGGTTGGGGGAACTTGCTCGTGTCCTCTTCTTCAGATGGCTTGGTTACTGTCACGTCTTGGACGCCTGAGCAGTTTACTTTCTCTACATCCATTACTGATGTGTCAGCATTGGTTTTCACTACTCTAACGTCCACAACGATGACGTTTGGAGCCACAGTGCAAAATGTTACAAGCATGACTCGTGCGCCTGCTTTTTCAGTCATCCGTGCATTGAGCCAAGCACCACAGACAGTTAATATTACTCGAATTCTGTCGTCTGTTTCTACTGCTTTTGGTGCTCAGACTACCATCACGTCATCGACGTCTGCATCAAGTGTCTTTCATCACCTTTTGCCGGTGGGTAGGACCACTACTTTAGCAGTATCGCATACAGTCACCATGCCGATTGGATCAACTGCGGTTACACTGACATCTTCACGCGCCAGCACAATCAGTTTTCTTTCCACTGACACGGTGCCACTTTCTACGGTACAGCTTAGTAACACAACTTCACTTGCTTCTCACACTATAGTAAGGGTTTTCCATGCGAGAAGTTCTTTGGTGGATAATGGATCACCTTTAGCGGCTTATGCAGTTCCAACCAATGAACTGAGGCGATTCGACGGCGTCACGGGGTCAGTTATGGACTTTCAGACTTCGTCCGGCACGCTGATCATGCCTACGTTGATACGTGGCGGGAACCAGCTTTCCGTGTTTCTACCGACCAACACGACCTACGTTGCGACTGGCACACAGCCACAAGGAACCTACATTCAACAGAGCAGTTCTAACTCTTTCACTGTTACCCGCCTTAGCACTTCCTTGAGTTCGACGAGCACGGTCACAGTTACGCAAACCGCCTCTAACGTGTTGCCAACTACTACTCGTGTACCATCGACAGCTAGAAGTGGGGTTTTTGATTCCAGCTACGGAGGAATAGCAGGGGCTTCAGAGTCGGCTTTGCATGTACAACCCTTTTTCCCAATGAAGATGACACTGCAAGGAATCTCTGGGAGTACCGTCACGACCACTAACGAGGTGCCTGAAGGTACCTCTGCCGCAGTAGCAGTAAATGCTTCTTTTGTTTGTTTTGGTAGCGTAGACTTCCCGCAAGCGCTCAGCTACTCCACCATCACCTCATGAACATCCAAGTCGTCGTCGCGGCCACGTCGAAGTACCAGTATGCTATGCTCTCGCAGGGCAAGCGCATCGCAGCGGCTTTCCGGCACGCGAAGCTGCCTTTGCCTCAAGCTGTCGTGTGCGGGGATGCTTCCGTCTCTCGTGTGGTCGATGCTTGGCGCGCGATTGGGTTGGATGCCCGTCCGCTTATGCTCCCCAACCTCGAAGAAACGGGCGAGAACTACAAGGAGCAGGCACAACTCCGGATTGCTGCAATGCGTCAGGCAATGCACGAAAACGCTTTGGATGCCGGTGCAGATTACGTTTGGTCGCTGGATTCGGACGTCTTGCCGCCGGTCAATGCACTGACAACGATGCTCCCGACTTTGCAGTTTGATAGTGGCTACTACGAGGTTGCTTTCCTACCCTACCCGAACGACCTTTACCTGGGCGGCTTCGGGACACCCCACGCGCCGATCCTACCGAATGTGTTCCCTGAAGAGCGAGAGATTCCCGCTGAACTCAAGGCCGAAGGCGACAAGCTTGAGGAAGAGTTCAAATCTGGCGTTGTGACACCGGATATGCAGGAGCGCATGGAGAAGGTGCGCAAGGCCATCGAGGAGTGTCCTTCGAAGGGCAATGTGTTCGCCCTGAATGCAATTCAATATCGGCGGAGAGGCTGGCTTGAGTTTGCTTATCCCGGCATCGGGAAAGGGGCTGTCGTGCCGGTCGATTGGTGCGGCTTTGGTTGCAACCTCATGACACGACGTGCGACCGAGCTTGCCCGCTTCGAAGGGTACGATGGCAAAGGCACAGAGGATTTGTACATCAATTGGTACCGCTGGTACCCTGCTGGCATCCGCATCGCGTGCATCACCCATGCTCCGGCAGATCATGTCATCTGGTCGAAAAAGAAGAAGGATGAGCGAGCAGTGGAATACGAGCACTTGGTCGCGTTCCACGAGCCGGTTGGGGAGTGCGTAGGGCACCTTCGCGTCATGCGTCGTCCGTGGAAGCCGGAGTTTCTTCCGTTGACTTCTTGAGACTGAGTCTTAACATGCCTCCCATGCTCAACCGTATCCGAAAGTGGTTCAAGAACGCGCGTCTCGATCAGCCGGAGCCGTGGTTGGTTGAGCTTTTCGGTGGGGCGGAGTCTCGTTCAGGCGTCACGGTGGATGCGCAAACCGCCCTTGGCGTTTCGACGGTTTGGGCCTGCGTGAACGCGATCAGCCGGTCGATGCTGTCGATGCCGATCCATCTGTACCGTACGCAGGCAAACGGCACGAGCGAAGTGATTTGGGATCACCCGGTTTCAAATCTGATCAGCTATGCACCGAACGAGGAGATGACAGTTGCCGACCTCGTAGGGGCTGTTCAGGCCAATGCTACTCTCCGCGGAAATGGCTACATGCTCATCGTTCGCGATGGTCTCGGACGAGTGCGTGAGCTGTGGCCCGCGCGCAACCAAGACATTCAGGTCATCCGCCAACCAGACGGCAAACTCATCTATAACTTCCGTGGTGCTCCTCTGAAGCCAGACCAAGTTATTCACCTGAAGGGGCTGACTGATGATGGTATCCTCGGGCTGGATATTCCTACGATTGCTCGGGAACCCATTGGGCTTGCTATTGCACTTCAGGACTATGCAGCCCGATTCTTTCCGAACGCGATCAACCCGACTGCGATTTACGAGTTTGCGCAAACGCTTAGCCCGGAGAAGTTCCAAGCTTTCAAGAAAGAGATCGAGGAGAACCATCAGGGGTTGCGCAATGCACATTCATTCTTGCTCTTGCATGGCGGTGCGAAGGTCAGCCGGTTGCCTGCCGTGAATAACCGCGACAGCCAATTCCTTGAGGCAAAGCAGGCACAAGACAAGGCGATTTGCCAAGTGTTCGGAGTGCCGCAGATCAAGGCGGGCATCACTGATGCGGCCCACTACAACAATGTAGAGCAGGAGAACCAGAGCTACATCACGGACACCCTACTTCCGTGGACGGTTCGGTGGGAATCGGCGCTCAACATGAGGCTTCTGACGCCTCGTGAACGTGCGCTTGGGTATCACTTCAAGTTTGAGATGGAGGGGCTTCTCCGTGCGGACATTGCGGCTCGGACGGCTGCCTTGGAGAAGCAGTTCCAGAATGGCGTTCTTTCTCGTGACGAGTGGCGCAAACTCGAAAATCGCAACCCAGTGCCCGGCGGGGATTTATTTGCATTGAGTCAGAACTTGAAAATGCTTGACGCTAACGGACAACCAATACAACCTGTCCGTCAACCTGAGACCAAGTCTCAATCTCAAGATGAGACCATTTCCCAAAGCTGAACGCTGGTTTGACATCCGCAATGTCGCAAGTGCGTCTGTTGACATTTACATTTTTGACGTCATCGGCGACACTTGGGACGGAGAGGGTGTGCGCGCGAAGGAGCTTACCGCTGAGATTCGTGCTCTGAAGGGCCGCGACATCACGGTGCACATCAACTCGCCGGGTGGCTCAGTTTACGACGGGTTTGCCATCTACAATGCGCTCCGGGCGCATGATGCCAACGTGACGACTATGGTGGAAGGGGCTGCATTTTCCGCGGCGAGCACCATCGCCATGGCGGGCAAGCGCATCAAGATGTCGAAAGTCTCGAACATGATGATTCATGACCCCTCCTCGATGGTGTGGGGGAACGCGGCTCAAATGCGCAAAGAGGCAGAGGCTCTCGAAGTCATCAAGGAGGCTATCCTGAATGGCTACAGTCGTGCGAAGAAGACACGTGAGGAGCTTTCGCAAGCCATGGCCAATGAGACATGGCTGAGTCCCGAACAGGCGGTCGAGTGGGGCTTGGCCGACGAGATCGTCGAAGGCACAGTCCCGACGAACTATCTGCGTTCTGATGTTGTGAACCTTCTCCCTTTCAAGTCGCTTCCGGAAGCGGCTAAGAACACTGTTTCGTTGACGCCCCGCAGTATCCACGAACGGATACAACGGCTCAATGAGCTAACCCAACCCAATAAGTAACCAGATGCATATCCAAGACCTCATCAACGAGCGTGCGGGGCTTGTAGCCGAATCCCGCCGCATCCTCGATACCGCCGCGCGCGCGAAGCGAGACCTCACCTCCTCGGAGGAGCAGAAGTATGACGAGATGAACAGCCGAATCACCGAGATTGGCAAGATCATCGACCGTCATCAGGCTCTCGCCGAAGTGGAGAACCGCCTCGCTTCCGAGCGCGACTTCAACCCCCGTAAGACGGAAGCTGCGACTCCTCCCTCGGACGAAGTGCTTCGCGCGTATGCGAATTACCTCCTCACCGGTGAGAAGTCCAACCTCCTCCTCGCTGGCACGGACACCAAGGGTGGCTTCCTCCTGCCGGAGACTCTGGAAACCCAGATCATCCAGCGGGTCACCGACGCGGACCCGATCCGTCAGATCGCCGACGTGCGCACTTCCCGCACGCTCGTCAAAATCCCCGTTGAGACCACGAAGATCACCTTCGGCTGGCTCGGCGAGGGTAGCGAATACCCGCAGCTTTCCCCGTCGCTCGGCCGCGAGGTGCTCACCGCGCACAAGGGTGGATTCATCGTTCCGGTGTCCGACGAGCTTCTGGCGGATTCCGCGGCTTCGATCACCGAGTTCATCGTCGGCGCAGCCTCCCGTGCCATCGAAGAGGGGACCAACGAGTCCTACTACGTCGGCAACGGCGTGAACAAGCCTCTCGGGCTGTTCAACGTGGTGAAGGTCGGTGGTGACGCGGGCATCGCTCCTGCTGAGCATACCACGGCTCCGTCACCCAATCCGGTGTTCACGGCTGACGACCTCATCGACTTGCAGCATGCTCTCAAGCGCACTTATCGCCCCCGCGCCGGATTCATCATGCGCGACAGTGTTGAGCGCACCATCCGCAAGCTGAAGGCACACGACAACCAGTACATCTGGCAGCCCGGTCTGACGGCTTCCCAGCCGAACCTGCTGCTCGGTTCGCCGGTGTATGTGTCCGACTACGCTCCGGCTCCAGCAGTCTCCAGCCGCTTCATCGCTTATGGAGACATCCGCGCGGCCTATCGCATCCAAGACCGCCTCGGCATGGAGGTGTTCTACATGGGCGAGCGGTACGCCGACCAAGGCAAGAAGGCTTGGAGGTTCACCATCCGCACCGACGGTCGTGTCGTCAATGGCGAGGCCATCGCATTCCTCAAGGCCGGTCCGGCTTCCTGATCCACCTCAATACCTGACCCAATATGAATCAGTTCACTTCAGTAAACTCTATCCGGCGTGCCATGCTCCCGTCAGCAGGTGTGGCCGGGCAGACAACCATCAACTCCGACATCATCGACGTTTCCGACGCGTCTGGCGTGGCCTTCATCGTCCAAATGGGTGCCATCACCAACGGCGGGGTGCAGTCGCTGAAGCTCGTTCATGGCGATACTGCCAATCTGTCGGACGCCACCGACGTTGCGGGGTCTAACCAGACCATCGCCGTTGCCGACGCTGAAAAGGTGTTCTACGTGGACGTCGCAAAGCCGACCAAGCGGTATGTCCGTTTGGTCGTCTCGCGCTCCGTGCAGAACAGTGCCGTCGAGGCGATCCTTGCCGTCCTCTACGGGGTTAAGTCGCAGGCTCCGGCGCAAGGTGCGAACGTTCTCGGCGAGGCGTTCGTTGCTCCTGTTTCAGGCACTGCCTGATATTGAAGGGGCGCGTGTTTTGGTAGTGGCACGCGCCCCTTCTCCTTTTTCCCATGACTACGAAAGTACAGTTTCTCACCTCGCTCGGAACGACCGAGCGGGTTTTTTCGGCGAAGGAGGTTGCGGACCTGCCCTTTGATTTGGCCGCGGCGTGGGTCAGGGCGGGCTTCTGTGTTCCGCTTGAGGTCGCAAACGAGACCATCGAACCCTCCATCGTCGAGACCTCCGCACCCGTCGTAGAGGATGCCACTACACCCAGTGTGGACACTATCTCGGCAAAGCCTCGTCGTAAGCGCTCTGGAAGCTCCCTCCTGTGACCATTTACCACACGCTTGAGATTGTAACTGACTCGTCCGATGCACCTTCGCTCTCGGCTGTCAAGGATTTTCTGCGTGTTGATTCTACGTCGGAGGATGCAGCTATTACAGATTTGAAGTCAGCTGCGATGGACGAGGTGCGCCGTGTGACGGGGCAGGATTACGGTTCCGTCATCTACATAGCCAGGTTCTCGGCGTGGCCGAAGTCCAGAAACGTGCCGGTGAATCTGTTCAAGGAACCGGCTTCGAACGCTTTCTTGCAGCTTCCTCGGTGGCCTGTGATGTCCGTTCAATACGTGAAGCACTACGTGGATGGTGTTCAAACAACTCTGGCAAGCGGTGAGTATCGGGTAGCTCAACAAGGCATCCTCCCCGTGAATGAGTGGCCGCAAGATACTGACGTACGTCCCGATGCCATCGAGGTGAAGTTCACTGCCGGGCAAACGTACGTGCCGCAGTCGATTCGGCAGGCGATTCTATTGCTTTGCAGGTACTACTACGCAGGTGGCAATCCGAACAATTACACTGACGCGATGTCGGATTACGACAAGGCGCAGCTTCTTCTCTCCAACTACAGGCAGACTTACCTATGAGCACACGTCCTTCCACTTCTTCCGGTTTCGGTTTCACGGCGCAAGCCAGTTTCACCCGCCCCACGAACACAACGACCTACGCATCAGGGCAGGCTTTAGCGAACTCGACTGTGGCGAGCAGTGTTGTACCGCTGCGATTCGCAAATTGCTCTACTGGTGGTGCGGTCCGCATCGAGGCGGTCCGTGTTCGCAAGAGCGGCACAGGCACCACGGGAGCATCGTTTCGAGTGCATCTCTTCACACAGTCTCCCGTACCAGGCGCAGGCGATGGAGCGGTCTGGACTGCCCCGATCGACGGGTATGTCGCAGCGTTCGACGTGACAGTCGATCGCGCGTTTTCGAACGGTGCCGCAGGACGTGGGACTGCTGCGACAGGCACGCCGGTCGTGCTTACGATCCCTGATGGAGTTGACCTCTACGGACTGATCGAGGTGCGCGGTGCATATGCTCCCGCAAGTGCCGAGCAGTTTACTTGGATTCTCGAAGGCTTCCGGTTCGCCTCCTGACCGATGCAATTCTTCCCTGTCATATTTGGCGGTAGCTCAAATCACCCCCTCACCCTCGACTACGCTGCCCGTGTCGCAGCGGTGGGTGGGTCGCTGCCAGTTTCGGCGTATCGGGCATACAACTACCTGTTCAGCTCGTTGGTAAACACGATGGGGCTGAACCCGGCGAATTTGTACGCACATACGTTCGACGGTGGCATCAACGGCATCGTGGTGCCAGCGTTCAATCGAGCGGGTGCGGTCGGCAATGCGACCAATGTCGGGTATGTCTCTGGCGACTACAGCGACGCTGATGGGCTGGTGCAGAATGGGAGTAATGGAAAATACTTGGACTCCCAGTTGGGGTTATCTGATGTTCCAATCACTTGCTTCGGTTTTGGTGCGTATTACTCCGGTCCTGTCTTGCAACCGCGGTTCCTTTTTGGAGGAGCGTTCACGGGCAATACAAATCTTGTGGCGCTGGAGCGGAATAATACATCTGGTGTTGGAAATGCGGTCGGACGCCGAAATAATTCCACAGCGAATGCTGTACCTGGCGCAGCGGCTGCCACGGCAGTTGCGCGGCTGGCGTTTTCGAGTGCGTCATCAACTGATCTGCGGCTATTCCGGAATGGGGCGCAAGATGGCGCGACACAAACCGGCTCGCGTTCGGTTGGAGCAAACTCGGTCAATATTGTTTTCGGAGCGTATCGCATAGAAAGTGGCGCTGTAGCGTTCGGAGTTAACGCTACACAAGTGTTCTCGCTCATTGGCATCGGTTCGATGACGCCGACTCAAATGGCACAGTTGGACGCAATCGTGCGAGAGTTTCTAATTCGGCGAGGGAGGCCGCCGTGTGATTAAGCCATGAGCGCATTGCAACAACTCATCGCAGCAGTGCAGGCTAACCTTGCACCACGTTTCGCTGACCTACCGGAAGCCGCGCGTATCGAATTAACGAATACGCTGGTCCCTGTCGCTCGTCCGTTCAGCGATGAAGAGCGCGCGTTGTTCTCGGCGCACTGTTTGCATTTGGACACGCCGGACAAGGTCGCGGAAGTCGAACAGTTCAACGCGACATCCGCCTTGCACAAGGCGCCCATCATTGAGGATGCGCACGGTCGCAAGGTGCTGCCCGCCGACCTGCTCACGTGGTGCGGCGAGAGCGATGGATACCATCCATTGCAGCAGCTCATGTGGCAATGCCCGATCATTGTTTTCACACCGAAGCCTGAACAAAACCCCTTCGAGCCATGAGACTCATGCAATCGCTCGCTTTGCCTGTTCTCGCCATCCTGCTTGTGGTGGCTGTTGGTTGCTCGCAAAGGCAGCAACCCGAGCGGCTGCCAGCACCAACGAAGCGCGAGGTGCTGGAGGAGTTTCGCGCTCGATACGGCACGGACTGGGACCAGTGGACACCCGAACAACGCGACGAGCTGCGCAAAGCCATGGAGACCGCACGATGAGAACCCTATTTGCCATCCTCGCCATCGCCTTCCTCGCCGGTTGTAACAGCGTGCCGCGACCTCAAAAAGGCGGCTCATCCACGATCACGCCGAACGTTGCCACAGTGCAGCAACCGGAGAATCCGCAGGGCGTGACGAGGCAAACCCTGACGCGCGAGTGGCTCGTGCCGCCTGCACCAGATCAGCCGCTCATCCTCCGCGAGCAAGCCGACACCATTATTGGCGGATCGCAGGCGCAAGCCGACATTATCAAAGCCGCAGCTGCTCACAAAGGGGCAATTATCGCAATGCTGGTTGGCATGCTGTATCTGATTCTTGGATACATGGCATGGAGGCGTGAATGGCCCACGATTGCCATAGGGCTGGCAGGCTCCGGCGTGCTTGGCATGGCGACCGCGTGGACGCTACCTGCGCTCGCTCCGGCATCCCTCATCATCGGTCCGGTGCTCGCATCCGGAATCTGGTTTGCGTTCCGCACGACGCGCTCAACTATTTTGCCATGAACCCGCTACTCCTCATCTCGCTGGCGATTCTCCTATGGCTCGCGCTCTATGGCACGTCTGCGCTTGTTGTCTCCTCGTTGGAGCGCAGCGGGCAAATGGGGTGTCGTGCGTATCGAGTTTTTCAGCACGTCATTTGCATGTGTGCTGAGCCTGTGCATGCAGCTGCTCGCGTCTTGTTCCACGGACGGGGCATTGTCCGGGAGTTGAGAGGCCGATGAACGTCGAGTGGGGCACAGTCATTCAGGTCATCACCACGGGCGTGATTTTCCCGCTGCTCTGGCGGGTTGCCTCATCGCATACTGCCATGCGCGATGACCTCATCGTAATCAAGGAACAGCTCAAGGGAATCCTTGGCACGCACCAGCGGTTTGACACTGAAATCGCAGCGATCCGCGTGAAGCAAGCGCACCTCGAATTGGAGATCGAGCGGATCAAAAGCAAACTAGACCTGTGAATTCTCCACCCGCGTTTGACATCGGCGACATCGTTCGGCTTCGCGCCAACGACGAAGTTCACGGTGTCGTCACGGGTGTCGTAAGACGCGAGGGAGGTTGGACCTACATCGTGGCGTGGCCGGAGACTGGTGAGCAAGAGCACTACTCCTGCGAGATCGATATGCACGCACCGGCAACAGCATGAAGACACCAAAGCTTTTACTCTGTCTCTCTGACCTGCATTGCGGCTCGGTGTATGGTCTTTGCCCACCGGGGCTGAAGCTGTATCACGGTTCCAAATACACGCTCAACGCTGGGCAGGAATGGCTCTGGCAGTGCTGGCAACAGATGGTAAAAGACGTGCTCCAGATCGCGGGAAAACATCCTTTTGCGGTACTGTTCAACGGCGACTTGGTCGAGGGCATTCACCATAAATCGACCGAGGTAATTTCCGGCGAGTGGTGTGACCATGTTGGGGCTGCAATCGGCACGTGCTGGGAAATTGTGAAGCACGCCGAGAAGGTGTTCGTCGTCGAGGGCACCGAGTGCCACACGCAAACAGTCGAGGCGGGCATCGGCAAAGACTTTGATGCGGAGCCGAATCCAGAGACGGGCCTGCACGCGTGGCCGCGACTGACGCTGGATGCGCATGGTTTGCGCCTCGTGGCCCAGCACCATATCGGGACCACGTCGAGACCGTATTTGGAGGCTGGCGGCCTTTCAATCGCGCTTGCATGCGAGCAGCTGGAGGCGCTCCGCAACGGCGAGCCAATCCCGCAAATTCTCATTTCGTCCCATCGCCACAGGGCAGGTGTGTATCGAGGGCAGCAGGCGCTCTCGATCGTCACGCACGCATGGCAGAAACTCACCCGCCATGGTCGCAAGGTCGTTCCGCACGGCAGGTGCTTGCCGGGCTTTCACCTGATCGACTGGCGGGGCGTATCCAAAGGAGAACTACCGCATGTACACACGCAGACATACGTCGCGCCAGCCGCACGAGCAGCCACGCTCTGACACGGAGCGTGTGACAATCATCGGCACACAGTCCGACGATGCGCTTTGGCGCAACATCGGTGCGCAGGGCGTGCCACCGCGCGGAGCAAAATCGACCGTTCAGCTCGCCACGATGTGGGGCTGCACACTACGGAAGGCGCACCGCATCGCAATGCAGATGGTCGCCGATGGGAAACTAATCAACTGCGGCCTGTTCACCGTCGGCCAAAACCGCACGCGGTTCTTCAAGCTCGTCAGGTGAGATTGTCTTAGAGCAGGTCTTCCGCAGAAGGTATGCAGTGTGGCGAAAACCATATTCTCTCCCGGTCGTCACCGCCGCGTATCTTTGCACTGTAGCCAGCCAGTTTCTTCCACGTCGCTACTGCCCAACCGAGCCGTTCGAGTTCTTCGTGTTCGCCTGCATGCCCGCATAGTGCAATCCGCAGCAAAGGGTTGCCCCCGTTCTCGATGCACCATTTCCGCACCTCGTGGGCGATGGAATTGTCGTCCACGGCATAGACAGCATCCGTCTGCGAGTAGGGAGGATCGAGCAGAACAGCACACGTGCCAAAGTAAGTCAGCGTGCTCGGTGTGCAAATACGCTCCCACGATCCGCATGCGACACGAGCATCGCGAAACGCGCATTGTAGACGGCGGAGCCAGCTCGTCACCCATTCGAGACGGTCGCCATCTGGAGATTGCAGCTTCCGACACACACCCTTACCGGCGCCCCCTAAGTGTGGCAGCTGACGACATACACCTACATCGCCATCAAATCGTTGCAGCACTGGGAAACCTTCTTCGTCGGGGCCAATGTTCCATGGTCCGTTTCCAGAGCACCATTTGCCGCCAATCCAGACGCACGCCCCCCATGCCCACCAACCGGCGAGCTTAGGCTCACAATAGTCTGGGTCTCCCATCAGGCGCGCAGTGAGTCGCTCACGAGCGTTCACGAGTGTTGCATGCCGTGCGTGCAAATCCGCCTCAAACACCGGTTGAGTAGCAGCTTCCGCAACCTCGTCCGGGTGCCTCACGACAGCACGCCAGAAATTAACGAGCAACCCGTCTTTGTCGTTCAAGGTCACTTGCCCACGAAACTCGGCAGGAGCCTGCAAAAACACGGCCGCGCTACCGAGAAACGGTTCGGCGTAACATTTGAGTGTTGAGGCGCCGAAACGCGACCATATCAGTGAGGCTGCTCTGCTCTTGCCACCAAAATACGGAAACGGAGCGGTGAGTGGTGTGTCAGTGTGTGTCATCGTGAACAAGCTCGTCAGGTGATTCTTCCTCGCGTTCCTCCGGCTCGTGATCCTCCGGCTCATTCGGGCAGCCGTTCATGTGGAATCCGCCCGCGCAGCGGCAATACGAGCAGCAGCCTGTCATTCGGCGCATGGTATAGATCGATGGTGTCATGTTCGAAGTGTCTGAAGCGCGGCCAGTGAAGCCAAGAGGCCGCTTTGTGTGTCGTGCTTTTGCCGGAGCGCCTCCAACACAGCCTCGTCAGCCGTACCGCTGGCGACAAGACGAAAAACCTGAGGCGTCTTCGTTTGCCCTTTGCGGGCTACTCGTGCATTGAATTGGTCGTAGAGTTCTCTCGACCACGTCGGGCTGAACCACACAACGGTTCTGCCGCCATGCTGCAAGTTCAGCCCGTGACCGATCGAAGCGGGGTGAGACACCAGCATCGGCACTTCCCCGCGATTCCAAGGGGCCAACAACTCGTCGGACCACGCCTTGGCTTGCGGGAATGCGCGTAGCACAGCATCCCGTTCATGTATGAAGTTCGTGGCAACCAGAACCGGTTCCTTAACTTCCTTAAGCAGGGTTCCCAATGCCTTCAGCTTTGCGTCATGCACGTGATGAACGTTGCGCTCTGCGTCATAGACGACTCCGGAAGCTATCTGAAGCAACTTGTTCACGAGCGCGGCAGCCGAAAGCGCCTCGACTTCCCCGCTTTTCAGTCGCACCAGAAGCTCCTTCTCAAGCTCCTTGTAGGCGTGCATCGCCTCCGAGGGCATTACCACCTCGATGTCCTCGGTCCGCGTGTCTGGAATGTCCAAGTAGTCCGAAGCACGAAGAGTCAGGGCAACTCGCGCCACACGTTCGTCGATCAGCTCCTTGCACCCTTTGTTCAGTGTCCACGAGTACCCCATGTAGTCGCTACTGAAGAACCGGCTTCGGTAGGCATAGAAGCTCGTCCCAAGTGCCGCACCATCGTCGAGCAGAGAGATTTGCGCCCACAAGTCGAGATAGCTGTTCGGCACCGGCGTTCCGGTCAGTCCGATCCTCCGGCGGAACTTCGGCAGGTATGGTTTGAGCGCTTTGATCCGCCTCGACTCGTGGTTTTTTGCCTTGCTCAGCTCGTCAAACACCACGCAGTCAAAGGCAACATCGTGGTTCCCAAACAGGTATTCCTTCGCGAGTTTTGGCAGCATCTCATAGCTGATCGTGTAGACGAGCGCTCCTTTGCGCCGGAGCACGTCCCAACCTCGTTTAGTGCGTAAATCCGCGTGCCTCAGCCAACGAAACTTGTCCCACTGCCGAATCTCGTTCGGCCACTGCAAGGAGGCAACTCGCACCGGGGCCACGATGAGAACGCCCTTGATCAAGCAGTCCGTGAAGAGAGTGTCTATGGCATCCAACGTCATCGCAGTCTTGCCAAGCCCCATCTCAGCGAACAAGGCGGCCCGGGGATGGTCCAGAATCCACTGCGTGCCTCTGACTTGGTACGGCTCAGGGGTGTAGATCATAACTTCACCGCCTCCCGCCAACGAGCATAGGAACAGGCCACTACCGCATCGACGGCAGCTTTCCCCTCCTCGATGGACGACACCCAGCCGCACCAGACGCCACGCCCGTTCAGCCTCGACACCCAAGCTCGTTGCAGCGGGCGGAGTGTGCACCCGGGGCGTTTTACTTCGAGGAAGGCCACTTGCATGCGCCCAATAAGGACGCGGTCGGGAACACCCGCCGAACCGGGTGACACAAACTTCAAACAGAGCACATCACGAGTGCGTGCGTACTCGCGGATCGCGGCTTCGACGTCTTTCTCTTTCATTTTGTAAACATCCTAACCTCTTCAGCTTCAGCGACCAACGGCAGTCCGGCGGCCCAGTCAGGCAGCGAGGCCAGCACGGTTCCGAAGTCTTTGGCAGTCTGCCCGTCTCGCTTCGATGCGAGCGCCTGGTCGTGTATCAGAGCAAACAGGTCGAACCCTTTTGCCATAGCTTGAGATGCGCCGTGCATCATGCAGCAGGCCGCGACCGCTTGTGTGGCATTCTCGACGAGTTTGCCCCCGTAGGTCTCGACTCGCCCCCAGACCTGCGAGGACGGGGGGTAACCCGCGAACGTGATGCGACCGTCCACCACGTCCGGCTCCGGGTAGGCTATACACCTGCCGGACGGCAAGCGACAGAACAGGAACATCTTCCCGGCGGTCTTCCGGCGAAAGTACGCCAGTTTGCCCGCAGACGATTCAATGCCCGTCAGGATGGCACGCTTGGCGGCCCGTTCGCACGAGTACCACAAGTCGCGCACCCTCGGGTGCGTGTCCCGGTAGGCTTGGACAGCCTGCTCAGCCAGATCGTCGTCAACGAAAGACATTCCCCACGCATGGCAGGTCGAGAGGAACTTGCTTGCACCCATGCCAAACCCGCAACCGAGCACAGCAGCCTTCCCGAGTTGGCGCTCCTTCGACTTCGACCCGAACGACTCGGCGGGGCGCTTGAAGATCGCAGCTGCCATGTGCCGGTAGGCATCGACACCGTTGCGAAACCGGTCGATTGCATCCTCCTGCCCCGCAAGCCAGCAAACGATCCTCGCCTCGATAGAGGCGAAGTCAGCATCCAAAAGAGGCACAGAATCCTGCACAAAGTGACGGATACAGGAGGCTACAATCTCCATCTCAGGCGCGTCCCACAGCACCCCAAGCTCTTCTGCGGTCCACCCGCGCTTGAGACAGTCGTAGGCCAGCTCGGTGTGCTCGATCGTCGGCTTCTTCAGATTCTGCATTTGTGGCCCGCCTGCGCTCCAGCGTCCCGTGCGCGCACCGTGAAAGGTGAACACCCCGCGCATCCGTCCGTCGGAGTTTGCCCACCGGCGGAAGGCGTGCACCTTCTTCGCGGCAGCAAACTGCACTTGGCTATAGAGGGCGAGCGCGCGATTGCCCGGGTCGGCTTTGAGCGCGTCCTCGACCGTCTTCGCCTGTAGGTTCGGAAGCTTGAAATAGGCTGTCAGCTTTTGCGTCTGCGTGACATTGAGACCAGTCAACTCCCGAAACTCTCGGTCAGCCGCCTCGAAAGCTTTTGTCACGCGGTCGATAGCCGCATCCAGAGCCACTATATCGACGGGTATGCCTCGGTCGTTCATTCGGCCATCCACCAGCCAGCCTTCGAGGGTGATTCCAGCGAATTCGAATGCCTTGAGCGCTCGGTGAATTTGCTGCTCAACCCGCACGTCCTGAAGGCAGTACTCCTCAAACTGGCGAAACTCTTCCGGACGGTCCTCCGGACGAACCCTTGTGCCGTCCTTCTGGGGCACAGAGAAAAGTTTGATCAGCTGCTTGCCGCTGGCGTCTTTCTTCGCGGCCAGTCCAAGGTAATTGGCGCACTGCTCCAGCGAGGTGGGAATACTGGCTTTTCTCGCCATCGCGGCGGTGCATCGCCAAGCATCCGGACGATCCCGCAGAAACTCCAGCCCCGTGGCGGCATAGCGCACTATTGCACGCTCAAATTGTGCGTTGTGCGCATAGACGAGTGCTTCCGGGTCAGCTCTCAGTTGCTCGATCAGTCGCTGCCCCTCGGGGGTCCGGGCTAAAACCGGTTCCCCCTCATTCAGTGCAATCGCCAAGACCAACACCTCGGCCTGCTCTGCGTAGGCGTATGCCCCGCAGGACGGCAGATCGACAGGCGAATAGGTCTCGAAGTCGATGTGATAGCAATCAGGCATCGAGCGCCATCTCCACTTGGTCCGCGAAGTATTCGAGCCGACGGAGCCGCATGGCTTCACGATCGAGAGGCACGCACCCAGCGGCATTGTCGATGTCGTCCAAGCGATCCTTCAGCTCGTCGATGGCGCTCTGTATCTTTCCGAGAGCACAAGGATCGTAGCGCACCCCGACGTAGGACAAGCAGAACGCAAAACGCTCCTCGCCAAGCTCCTCACAGAGTTCCGACATGACGAGCGGGTCTTTGCGAGCAAGATCAGCGAACTGTTTGACAAGCGATTTCATAGGAGTCCCTCGGAAGCGTTCTCCTCCTCGACCGGTGCGCCGAACACTTGTGCGGCATCCTTCTTCTTCGCGCCGAAGGCTTCACCGTCTCGGCGGAAACGCACGTGCGTCAGCTGTGCCACGAGACGCTTGCCGTGAGCGGGTACCTTGTCGTAGAGGTAAATGTTCACCGCTGCGTCAACGTAGCACCCGGCGTAGAACAGATTATCCTCCTCCGTGACAGGGTTGTTCCTTTGGTCGCAGACGATGATGCGCTCAACTGACGAGGTGGAGAGAACCACATGGTCGGCATCGTATCCGGCGTACGGCTCGCCCGTCTCGGAGGAGACCACTTCGACCGCTTCGCGCAGGCACTTGCTCCTCAGTTGCGCGGGCTTCACACCCTTCTCTTCGAGCACTTTCTGCATTGCTGCCGTAAGGGCTTTGATCGCATCAGCATTGTTCTTCTTGTGAAGCAAGAACGAAGCAGAGTACTTCGGCTTGGCTCCGGCTTCAGCACCCGGCGAAACCCGTGGATTGAACAAGCACGGGAAGCTCAGGCGGACGTTCTGGATGACTACTTGGACATTCACGTTTTTCATGGTATTTAGTCTTAAATCAGAGGATGACCTTCCTCCAGAGGTGCCCCGAAGATGTCGCTCAGGGCGGGCGGTGACATTGCCGGACGTTTGTCTGACAAAAGTGCTAACACCGGTTCTCCCGGCGGTGTGACTGCGAGTTCCGCAATCTTTTCCAACTCGTTGGAACCTTTGAGAAGCTTCTCGGCCTGCGACGGGGTGATAAGCTTCATCGTGTAGAGCTTGTCCTTCAGGATCGGCTGGAGCAGAGCCTCCACCTCAGCCTCGTCTTGCCACACCCGATGCTTCTTGCTCTGGACGAGCTTGAGGGCGGGATAGTCAGGTGAACCCGCTGCAACTTGGCTTTGGACGTATTGTGCCACGTCTTCCAACCACTTCGCAAGATTGCCTTCCAGATGCTCAATAGCAAGCGCCTGTAGCACCTCGGGCGACATGGCTTCCTTCGGCAATTGGCAAGCAGTCTTCACCAAGTCGAACGGGTTGCTTCCTCTGGCTCCTGCCTCGACGAGTAGACGAGTGCGCGCTTCGGCACGGGCTTCACAAAAGCCCTTGGCCGGACAGAACTGACACGTGTCCTTCGATGGAGCAAACGATACCACCTCGGGGTTGCCCGAGATGATCGACCGGGCGACAGCGCCGATCCGCGAGGCAAGGAGTCCTATCTCGCCGATCGTGGTGCGCCAGGTCTTGAGCGGCTCACCATCCCGAGTGCGGGGTTGCAGGATGTTCACCTCGACGGCGAACTGTTCGGGAACGCCCTTCTCGCGCAGCCCCATCGAGCGAATCAAAGACTCTGCATAGATGGTCAACTGCGGATTTTCCTTGGCCTCGACGGTGACACCTTGCCCGAACTTGAAGTCGTTCACGAATAGACATTCGTCGGTCAGGACAGCTGCATCGACCGTCCCGTTGCGCTCCGGCAGGTAGAACAGCGGTACCTTGCGCTCGACGAGGAGTTGTCCTTCCCCAGTGATTTGCCCCTCGATGAGGTCAACCCACTGGCGCACGGACTCCCGAAACAACTCGGGGATTGCTTCCTCCATGTAGCCGCAAATGAGTGCAGTAGCAGCATGACTATGGGCTTCCGTGCCCTCCTTCGAGAAGATTGTATCCGTCTCGGGAGGGCAACGGTCCGCGTTCGCCACGACGTAGGCAGGTTGCGCGGTGCAACTCAGCCACGTCTTGGCCGCCGACGGTGCAAGGCTCAGCTTTGTGTAGTCTCGCGCCATGGTCAGACGGTCTTGAGGAACGCGAGCAGTTCGGCTGACTTCTCAGGAGGGCAGAGCGAGGTGCGCGTGATGCCGCGATCCTTCAGGGCTTGTGCGAGCACGTCTTGTTTACCTGCATCGATGATCCGGCGAGCTTCGTTCATCACGAGCACCATGGTGGCCTTGTGGTCATGGGTCGGAGCAGGAGCCTCAGTGACTGGTGCGGGAGCAGGTGCGGGGGCAGGGACCGGAGCAGGAGCCTCAGCGACCGGTGCGGGGGCAGGAGCCGGGACCGGAGCAGGAGCCTCAGCGACCGGAGCAGGAGCCTCAGCGACCGGAGCAGGAGCCTCAGCGACCGGTGCAGGAGCCTCAGCGACCGGTGCCGGAGCCTCAGCGACCGGTGCCGGAGCCTCAGCCTCTACCTTCTTCGGCCTGCCACGGCGCTTCGCGGGTGCTTCCGGCGTAGCCGCAGGCACCACCTCGAAAGTGTGTTGCTCCTCTTCGACCGGAGCCTGTGCGGGCTTCTCGACCGGAGCCTCGGCGTTGGCAAGCAGCTTGAGCAGCTGCTGAAGCTTTGTTTCTGACAGATCGACTTCGATTGTTATTTTCATGCGGGGAGAACAATGGAGACTTGTTGACACTTGTAAAGACAAATCAGAGCAATTCTTCCGCTTCGATGCGTGACTGCATCACGGAAACAGCTGATTCAGGAGTGTAACCCGTTACACCCCAGATGGTTGCGCGCTCGTTTTCTTTGATGCACAAGCGACCGATTTTCTGCAATCCCATGTCGCGAAGCACCGCCGAAAGTGCCTGATCGGAAAACCTTCCGAGGCCGGAAGACTCAATTTCCAGCACATCCCGAAGCAGCTTAAAGTTCACCAAGTCTGGCCGAAGCTGCGGGTTTACACGATTCTCAAATACTTCTTCCACAGCACGTTGCAGAGGCGTTGCAGCTGCTTCGAGCATATCCGCCTTGTACCCGCTATCGGGGGCGACGATCGGGTTGAACGACGGCGAGATGACGCGGTCCAAAAGGGCAGCTCGGTACGCCCCCGGCGACTGCTTGATCAGGTCGAACAGCCTGCCGTAGTGTCCCGTAGCCAGCACCTGCCGCACTTGTGCCTTCGACTGTAGCTTGGAAAACAGAACGTAATACCTTCGGTCGTTCTCCGTCAGCGCAAGAGCATCTTTGTGATTCGTTGTCAAGAAATAATTCGCGAAGTTCGGGACCGTCCGAGTGTCCCGGTTCCTCTGGTCGATCGCGATCGTCTTGTCAGCGATGAGTGTCTTCAACTTGTTCATGACGAGGTGACGGTTCTCACCTATCACACGTATCTCCGGAATTGCCACCGCTTGGCAGTCAGCGGCCCATTCAGTCCACTGTGAATGTATCACCGAGTGCGCCTGCACCTGCTTCACGTTCGAATCTCCGAGGCAGGCGCGCAAAATCTCGAAGAACGCGCTCTTGCCACACCCTTCAGCCCCTTGCAAAAGCACGGCCCACAGAATCTTCTCGCCGGGGTTCTGAACGCAGTATGCCAACCAGTCTAGGACCATGTCGCCCTCCTGCTTCGAGTTGAACAAAAGCGAACAGTGCATCCGGAGCAAATCCTCCGCCTCGGCCTTGCGCTCGTAATCAGGTTCTGGATATGTCGGGCGATAGGTGTTCAGGTACCGCTTGCGGTCGTAGCTGACGAACACGTCCTGCGGGTGCGTAGGATCGTAGAGAAACCCATCGACGACGGGCACACGACACACATTCAGGAGGAAATGCTGTGGTAGGATGAGCGGACGGGCATCTGCTTCGGTCTCCTGCGAACCAGTCATCAGGTGCCTCGCAAAGGCGTTGTTCGCTGCTTCGACAGTCCATCTCTGCCCGGTTGCGTGCCGGTAGAACAGATTGCCCTCAGTCACATAGGCAATCCCGCGCGCCCAAGCAGGCAAATCCGACTCAGCGACTTGTTGATCATCCCCACCTTTGCCCCGGCGAGACGCCTCAACAGAGCGCAATTGCTTCGTCAGGTCGGACCGGTTCACCTTCGCTCCCTGCTGACTCAGTCGGGCTTGCAGCAGGTTCATCAGGGCGCCCTGCTCGATGGGGGACAACAGAGGCACATCGGCAATGCGCTCGACGCCTTGCCTCAGCAGGTCAGTCGCATCTGCCTGCTCCAGCCATTTGCGCACATCCTCGAAGTTTGCCTTCACGACCGGGGCCGGGTTCCAACCAGCATCAGCCGCCAACTTGAGCACGGTGCGGAAGGTCACCGGGGCACGCCCCTTCGGCGCAGGCTTCAGGCTCTTCCATTGCACCTCAACCTCCTTGTCTCCACCGAACTTCTTGCCTTTCGCGCTCCAGTCGCGCCAGAGGCGCAAACCATCCTCGCCGAACTGGTGTTTGAGCGCAGCAGCAACCTCGATCCACACGCGTCTCGGACAGTCAGGGTCGAGGTGCGACAGGGCTTCCTTCGCAACTTCGAACGTGACTCCCTCGACGCGGGGACGGGCGGACTGCACAAGGTCAAGAAATCCGTCAGGATGTGCTCCCGCTGGGGCGGAGGAGGGCAGATCGGCTTCCTCCAGCTCACGCCCCTCGAGGTGGGCCACGACGAGAGGGTGATTCGTCTCTGGATCGTTCTGAAACACGACCGGACGGAACATCGGCTGCACCACGACTCGGCTCTCGCGGGTGACCTCCGGCAGTCCGAGCATGCTGGCGACGAGTTCCACCGCTTCGATGTAGCGCGCAGCGGGGATGCGATTTGCCGCTACGACGACCCGTAAGCGGGGGTTCGCCGGGGTGCTGCTGGCCGTGTGGTAGATCGCGAATGCAAACGGTGCCAGTGCGTTCACGGGATCGCCGAGGAGGACCGTTTCCGCATGGCCCGAATCGTCGATATCAACGAAAACGAGGTTGCATTCGATTGCGCTCCCAGTCTCCCGCACACCATCCTTCAACGTGGCGGGAATCAGGAACGGACATGCTTTAGCCCGCGACTGGTCCTTGGGTGCTTGCGGAGCACGCACCGGCAGGGCATGGAACTGCTCCCGTGTCATCGGGAGCACCACGGGGTGCCCTAGAACCTCCTTCACGAGGCTCGCGAATGTCGTTTGCGGAAGCGCAGCCGCACGCCCGAAGCTCCTCGGCTCGCCTCCGAAGTACCGGGGGTTCATGCGCCGCGCTTCTTGATCGCTGCAACCCACTGACGGGTAACCCCATACTTCCGGGCAATCTCGCTTTGACTCAGCACGCCAAGAAGCAAATCGGCCTCAATGGCTTTCGTTGTCTTGCTCCGACGAGAGCGACGCCAAGCGGCGCGCTCTTCTGGTGTCATCTTTTGGTATTTCATGGTAGTGGCACAGAACTTGCAGGTTTATGAGCCGGTGGCAATACGTATTTTCATTTTCCCACGATAGTGGGGCGCTTTTTCCACTGGTAGGAGGGTCACCCTGACGATGGCGCGCAGCAGCTCCTCTGACAGCGGAAGTGCTGGCTCACACGGAAGGAAACCCTCGTCCGTCTTGTAGCCAAGAAGCCGTCCGTCCGAGGTGCAAATGCGGGCGTCCTCGTCGAGGGTGACGCCGGTCTTCAGATCGGTCGCGATGATCATTTGACTGTTTCTCTTTTGCGCCTGAAGCAGGTCAGCGGCACGTTCAGCTTTGGGTGCCGCACGTTCCCAAGGTGTTCGACACCTTCGACCTGCCGCAGCAGGTGTGCAACTACGCGGGTAGGTTCACCCAACTGCTTTGCAATGTCTATCGGGAAGAACTTGGTCCCGGCGGGCATATCGCGGACTATTGGCACGACAGCCTCGAGGATGCGCTTCTTTCGATTTCGAAGCAACGGTCTGCTTCGTGGCGACGCGCAGTATGCCTTCGTCGAGGGCGGAGGCGGCTCGACAATCTTGTGGTGTGGCATCGGCGTCTGCCCCGGGAAGTACGCCCCAAGGCTATTCAGGAGTGCGATGCGCTCCGGCGACAGGGGAAGCTGTCCGGGGAAGTACGCCCCGACCCGATTCATGAGAACAACTTGTTTCGGCAGCCCTTTCATTGCGGTCCTTGCGAATCGAAGAGGATCACGCCGATTACGGCGATCACGACGAGCAGTATGAGCACGCCCGCGAAGACGTATGATAGTGTGGTCATTGTGGTAGTGTTACTTTGATCGCGCTCGACTATCGAAGACGCTCGCAGGCGCGTCAATAACTTTTCTGAACTTTTTCGATTTCCCACGGTAGGGGTCTTCATTTTCCCACGGTAGGGGTCTTCATTTTCCCACGGTAGGGGTGGCTTCGACGAGCGTCAATTTCCCACGGTAGTGGTCTTCAATTTCCCACGGTAGGGGTGTCGCAGTATCACCCCGTGCCTGGCGGGCGGACGGGCGGACGGGCGGACGGGTGGACGGGTGGACGGGCGGACGGGCGGACGGGCGGACGGGCGGGGGATGGACGGGTGGACGGGCGGACGGGCGGACGGGTGGACGGGTGGACGGGCGGACGGGTGGACGGGCGGACGGGTGGACGGGTGGACGGGCGGACGGGTGGACGGGTGGACGGGTGGACGGGTGGACGGGTGGACGGGCGGGGGGATGGACGGGCCACGGCGAGCGGACGGGCGGACGGGCGGGGGATGGACGGGTGGACGGGTGGACGGGTGGACGGGCGGACGGGCGGACGGGCGGACGGGCGGACGGGCGGACGGGCGGACGGGCGGACGACTAGGCTTTTGTCCCCTTCCAGGCTACCCACAAAAATTTTTTCGCCCCGCAAACCGTTGCCGTTTAGCTATTTACGCAGAGAGGCTAAAATAACCTATTGACATTTGAACGAAAACGGTCGATAGTCCGCAACGTCAGAGGCAAATCCGCCTCTGCTAACCTACACACTACCATGAAAACGTCCGATATTCGCAAACTGTTCAGCTACGCCCGCGCGATTGAGGCTAAGCGCCTCTTCGCGCAACCTAACTGCCTCCTCGCAGCGGGAGGGGTGGACAACTCCGTCATTTGGCTTGGCGAGTATGACGCTTCTCGCCCCGTGCGGGAGGTAGACTTGGATGCCGTCATGCCGTTCCTAAGTGCCTCTCGGGAAGCCGAGTTAACGGAAAACGAGCTATTTATAGCGGGGAAGGCCTTCCCTTTCGGCGAGGCGGTGGACTGGCAAATGCCTGTTCTCGGGGAATACACGGCGTCTCTCCGCCGTCCAAACCTCCGTCCACTTTGCGCGAACGTTGCCGTCCATAGCATGCGGGAAGGCATGTTCTACATTGAAGTTTCGCCAACGGCGATTACGGCAGTTCGATCATCAGGCCTTTTCACGCGGGAGGAGGCAATCCCCGGACTGGTCAAAGAAATTCTTATTCGTGGTGAGTTGCCGGGTCTTCCGGACACGGAAAACTTGCACCTATACGCTTCCGGATTTGCCTGGAGCTTTGGCTCCTTCTCCGCACAAGCCAGTTATGGCAACGCACTTTTCCCGCCGTGGCGCAACGTGTTGCCGAAGAGCGAAGTGTCTTTCTTTCCCTGGCCTTGGAAGGAGAAGGAATTGCGCAAGTGTGTGAAAGCCGCACAGGCGGAAACTGCAGCAAGCTTTGGATACCTAAAGGAAGAGTTGGCAAAAGGCCGGAAAGCAGTCATTTCCCGCGTCATCCTGGAAGTGCAGAACGGCGTCATGACGTTGTCAGCGGGGAGCATAACCTTCCTTACCTCCCCGACCGACCACCCCGACATTCGCGTGTGCTTGAACCTCCGCCTCCTCGCCGATTTACTAACTGGCGACTGGTGCCAAGAGTTTGCCATTGAAAGCGCCGAGAAGGCGCTACGCTTCCGGAACAGGCACACAAAGGAGCTTGGCATCCTTATGCCTATGCGGGAGGCGTGAACCTTCGACCTTTAACCTTTAACCTCAATACTACCATGCAACTAACACAAGCACAAATCGAGCGCATTCAAGCGGAACTGGCTCCCGTGTGCCTCCAGCATTACTTGGACGAGCTAATGGATGACACCTACACGTTCGACAACGTAGGAGGACCGTTCGCGTATATGCTTCCCTCCCAGGTTTTTCGGGAAATGGATCCGATAGGGTACAAAGAGGCTCTAATTGAACAAAGGAACTTCCTTCTCGAGGAAGGCGAAGCGGTCGAAGTAGGCGAAGACCTTTATTGGAAAAGCGAAGTCGAAAACCTTCTCAACGAATTGGAGGAGGCTACCAATGGCTAACTTGGAACAACTTCCCATCGACGGCCTCCGCTGGAGGGCACGACTTGCGCTTCAATTCCCAACCGTAGGCGACTACCTCGCCAGTCTCTTTCCCGAGTTGGAAACTCGCCGAAAGGAATACCTGGAGAGTATGGAAGCGCTTCACCTTCTGCGACTTATGGACGACGATTTGCCAAAGCCAGTCGATGAGAAACGGAAACAGAAACCACGGCGGCCTATGAAGTTCCGCTTACCTAAATTCCTACGATAGGGACAGCAAGACATGCGAAACCCCGCCTTTCGGCGGGGTTTTTTCGTGCCTAAATTCCCTTGGTAGGGGAGCGCTCAAATTCCCTTGGTAGGGGAGCGCTCAAATTCCCTTGGTAGGAGAGGACTGGCCACGGCGATCAGGCCGGGCGATCAGGCCGGGCGAGCTGGCCGGGCGAGCTGGCCGGGCATAAAAAAGCCCCGCCGAAAGGCGGGGCTGAACGGAGCGCATAACCTTAGACTTCCTCGTCCTCCTCGTCCTCCTCGTCTTCGTCTTCGTCTTCGTCTTCGTCTTCGTCTTCGTCTTCGTCCTCCTCGTCTTCGTCCTCCTCGTCTTCAAACTCTTCGAGCGCTTCCTCAATATCATCAACGGCGTACAAATCGCCGTCAATCTCTACATAATCGCGTTCCTGGGCGAGACTGTCTTGGTAGTCAGCCAGTCCGCACAGGTATGCCGTTTCGTCCGCTTTTGCTAATACGTGGGAAGGTTGGAGGTATTCAAAAGGACCGCCGACAGAACGGAACGAATAACATTCATCCAGCATCCGGTCGTAAAGGCGCTCGATATCGACCATTGCAACGTTCCGCCTAATGTATTCGAGTTGTTTTTGTGTGTAGTTTTTCATAATAGTATTGGGTTAAGGTTAAAGTTAAGGTTAAGGTTAGTGTGTAGGTTAAGGTTAAGCTAGTTGTTCCGCCTCCCGAAGTTGCTCCGCCGCGTAGGCGATTATGGCCGCCTCCGCTGCGGCCTGGTTTTCCGGCTTGCGCCGGGCGTCCATGTATCCATCAACGCCAGTTAAGGCGCGGATATGCCAAGTCTTGGTATGCTTTTTGCCATCGATGCGGCGAAGTTTGAGCCAAGCCCGGCCATCCGGCCAGGCAACCACGATGACAGCCTCGGTGGATGCCGGGTAGCCGTAGGCATTGGCTACCATGCCGGCATGTTCTGAGCGAATTTCTGGAGCGCCTTTCTCCCTTGCCCACTTCCGCGCGACTTGGAGGATGTGGGCCGGGTCCTCGATCCTGCGAACCTTGGCCTGTCGAGCAAGGCCTAGGTCTTGGACCTCGAGGACGGCGCCGTTTTCGGCGCGGGTTACGTGGAGGGTGCTGTCTTTTGTGTTTACTATGGTTTGCATGGTAGTGTTAGGTTAAGGTTAGTGTTGTAGGTTAGGTTAAGGTTAAGGTTAGGCTAATTCTTCTTCCTCAAATCCCGCGAGTAACTCGCGGACCTCCCGTGAGTAGTAGAGGCGGCCGTCGACTTCGACAACTTCCCCTCCCTCGATGAGGGAGCGACGCTCATCCTCACGGGCGCGCTCGAGCATGAAGGGGTCTAAGGCCTTGAGCGCGTCATAAGGTTTGATGTCCGTGAAGTAGAAACCTACATCCTTGAATGAAAAGTAATCATTCAAGAAAAACTTCACGTGCCGTTCGATGTCTACCTCCTCGAGGTTTTCGAGGATGTAGTCTTTCTGTGCTTGGCTGTAGCTTTTGGTTTGCATAGTAGTATTAGGTTAACGTGGTCCAATATCGGTCTTTCTCGCGAATTTGTCAATAGGTCTTTTCTAGCGGTTTCTGTAAATGCCTATTGGCCAAGCGGTTACGGATGAAAAAAAAAGTTTGTACTAGCGGCCCCGCTGGTCGAGCCGGCCCCGCTGGTCGAGCCGGCCCCGCTGGTCGAGCCGGCCCCGCTGGTCGAGCCGGACCCGCTGGTCGAGCCGGACCCGCTGGTCGAGCCGGCCCCGCTGGTCGAGCCGGCCCTGCTGGTCGATCCGGCCCCGCTGGTCGAGCCGGCCCCGCTGGTCGATCCGGCCCTGCTGGTCGATCCGGCCCTGCTGGT